ATCCTGTTCGACGATCAGACGCAGCAGATCACTGGCCTGAAGCATCCGAGCGGCGCAGAGATCCCGATCGGGACCGGCGCAATCATGAATCAAGCGTATGCAGCGACGCTGACGCTCGACCTGTCGCAGAAGCCGATCATCAACGTCGGCACGCTGACCGGCGCGATCACCATCGCCAATCCGTCGAAGCTCCCCGCCATCGGTCAGGAAGTGCAGTTCCACTTCCAGCAGGACGGCACGGGCGCGCACGCGGTGAGCTGGGGCACGAACTTCGTTTTCCCGAGCGCATGGACGAACACCGGCAACACGGCGAACACGGGCTCCTCGATCACGTTCGTGAGCAATGGCAACAAGCTGCACGCGAAGGGCGGCAACGCCTGGGCATAGGGGAACGACATGGCCAAGTGGATCGCCAACGCAACGAAGAACGCTCACGGTCAGTTCCGCGAGAAGGCTGAGAAGGCCGGCAAGTCCACGGCCGAGTTCGCCCGCGAGCACGAGCACGACAAGGGCAAGACCGGCAAGCAGGCGCGTCTCGCTGAAACGCTGATGGGCATGCACCACAAGGCCAACAAGCTTTACGGAGGCGGCAGCAAATGAACATGTTCGGACTCGTTTTGGCTATCGAAGGCGAAGCGCGGGCTTCGTCCGAGATCATCGCGCGCGGCGTCGGCGCGCAGCACGCCAGCGTGATCAAACTGATCCGTAAGCATCAGGCGGATTTCGAGGCGCTCGGCCACGTGGATTTCAAATCCGAGGTGGTGAGCCGTCGTCAGGGTGGCGGCTCTCTACGAGAGTTCGCCATGCTCAACGAGCAGCAGGCAACGCTCCTGCTGGCCTTCATGCGCAATTCGAAGAAAGTCGTCGAGTTCAAGATCGCGCTCGTCAAGGAATTCTTCCGCATGCGCGACGAGCTATGCCGACGCGAACAGGATCTTTGGAAGCAAATGCAGGCGCTTATCGCGCGCGAGGTGCAGTCAGAAGTGCGCGCGTCGTTTGGCTCCCAGCTGATGCTGGAACGCAAGCGCGAGATTCCCGGCTTGGACGCGGAGCGCTCGATGCTTGAGCAGCAGATTCAACCTCAACTGTTCAAGCACTGACATGGCCTACGTCATCGAACGCACCGACGACGGCCTGCCGGTCTACTTCTCGCTGCGCGTGGCGAAGGATCACGCCGCGGCGATTGGCGGGTGGACGAACAGCATGAAGCACGCGCTGCAGTTCGGGCGCGAATCGGACGTGAAGCAGTTCGCGAGCGTCTATCTCAAGGAACTGGCGCCGTGGTGTGACGCGGCACCTTATGCGGAGGAAGCATGAGTCAGGATTTGCCCAAGGTTGCGGTCTGTGTGCCCACGTTCGACCACGTGCACACAGGCTTTGCGCTCTCGCTCGCGATGCTGTTCTCGACGCGGCACGCGCACATGACGCTGATCAATCACCGCTCTTCGCTGATCCACAAGGCGCGTGATCTGCTCGTGGTGGAAGCGCTGAAGGGCGATCCTGACTACATCCTGTTCCTCGACAGCGATCTGCACTTTCCGCGCTTCACGCTGGGTCGGCTGCTCTCGCTGGACAAAGACATCGTCGGCGCCGGCTATGTGAACCGCACGCCCCCGCATCACCTGATGGTCAAGCTGGCACCGGGTAGCGAGGCGCAAGTGATCAACGGTGGCGTGCATGAGGTCGCGCTTGTGCCGACCGGCTGTCTGCTGGTCAAGGCTGACGTCTTCCGCAAGATCGGCCGTCCGTACTTCCGCGCGCCATCGTTCGAGGTGAACCAGTTGACGCCCGATTACCTGCGCGACTTCCTGCCCGAGGACATGCGGCCGATCACGATCGGTGAAGACGTGAACTTCTGCGCGATGGCGCGGCAGCGCGGTTACTCGATCTGGTGGGATGCGGATCTCACGACCGATATCGGCCACATTGGCGAACACGTGTTCAAGGTCGCCACTCACGAATCCGAGGAGGCCGCGCAGGCGGCACCAGCAAATGTCGAAAATGCAATCGGACGCTGAAGACGTCGTAGAAGATGCCGAAGACCTGGGCGACGCGGCCAAGGTCAGGGAGCGCAACAAGCGCGTGGCCGCGCGCGCCGCTCGCATTCAGGAACAGTACCGCAAGGTCATGGCGACGAAGGATGGTCGTGAACTCATGCATCACCTGATCTACGACAAGTGCGGCTACGACAAGAAGCAGTTCACGGGAAGCTCCAGCACGTTCGCCAATACGGGAATGCTGGAGGTGGGACAACAGATCGTGCGCGAACTGAAGGCGCTCTGCTTCGAGCAGTGGGCGCAGATGGAGCGCGAGGCTTTGGAGCGATAAACATGAACATGGCAGTTCAGACACCGCGCAACGATGATGAGCAGATCGAAGACGAGATCGTACGCAAGGGCAAGACTGCGCCGCGCATCACGCCAGCAGATATCGAGCAACTCATCGTCGACGAGTTCTATTTCACGGCTGCGGACGGCATAGAAGCCGTGACAGGCATTCCTCGCACGAGCATCGACTTGCCGCAGGCTGCGCCACTGCTGACGTTCTGCGTGCTGTTCCTGCGCAACGGCTTTAGCGTGACCGGCGAAAGCGCATGCGCGAGCCCGGAAAACTTCGACGCCGAGATAGGCCGCAAGATCGCTCGTCAGAACGCCGTGCAGAAGATCTGGCTTCTCGAAGGCTATTTGCTCAAGCAGCGCCTGAGCGAGGGGGTGTGACGTGCTGATCAAACGACTGATTCACCGCTGGATGGTCATGGAAGGCGAGAGCGGCGACGGTGGTGCGCCGGCCGGTGGCGCTGCCCCTGCGGCTCCCTCGTCTAGTGACGCGGGAAACGCTGGCGGCGCTGGCGCGGGCACATCGTCGGATGGCTCCTCTGCCTCGGCATCGTCCTCGCAGGCTACGGCTACAGCAACTGGCAGCGACGCGGCGGCAACTGGTGGTGACGGCAAGAGCCCGCTGGGGATTAAAGCGGCAGCTATCGAATCTCCGTCTTCGCTTGCTAGCGAGTCAACGGAGGCGCCGAAAGATGGCGACAAGCCGGCCGAGGCGACGGCCGACTCTCCGATAGAGTACGACGACTTCAAGCTGCCTGCTGGTGTGGCGCTCGAAGGCGAAGCGCTTACCGCATTCAAGGAAGCGGCAGCGAGCGCGAAGCTCAATCAGGATCAGGCACAGCAACTGGTCGACATGCATATCAGGTCGCTCCAGGAGACGCTGGAGGCCAGTCGAAAATTCAATGAGGAAGCTTGGTTCAAGATGAGCCAGCAGGACCGCGTGAACAATATCGCGCAACTCATTTCGAGTGATCCAGAGAAGCAGACAGAAGAAGCCGGCGCCCTCATGCCTAAGCAACTTTGGCATGACCAGACAATGGCAGATCCAGATATCGGTGGCACCAAGTTTCTGAGCCAGACAAAGCCTCAGATGGATGCTGCCATCAAGGCATATTGCAGTACGCCGGAATCAGCGAAAGCGTTACGCGAAGCGTTAACCGTCACTGGAGTCGGCAACCATCCCGATGTAGTGCGCTTCTTCGCGAGCGTCGGGGCTCCTCTGCGACCGCAGCATGTCGTTGGTAAACCGACCAGCGGAGACGGCGGCAAGTCAGCAGCAGGATTGTTGTATCCAACGCACGGCGCCGGCAACGGCGGCCAATCCTGAATCCAGTCGATCGAACGATCAAGGCACACCTACACGGCCTAACCCGAGACGACACGAGAGACGGAGGGAACCACATAGCGAACTGAAGACAAGGACATCTACATCATGGCTACGCTTTCCAGCACGGCACTTACCTATGCCGATTGGGCTGCACGCATGGACGATGATGGTCGTATCGCGATCGTTATCGAACTGCTCTCGCAGACGAATGAAATCATGGACGACATGCTCGTCCTCGAAGCCAACAGCGCGACGTCGCACAAGACGACCGTGCGGACCGGCATCCCGCAAGCCACGTGGCGTCTGCTCAACTACGGCGTGCCGAACGCCAAGAGCACGACCGCGCAGATCGTCGACACGATCGGCAACATGGAATCGTATTCGGTGATCGATAAGGACATCGCGGATCTGAACGGCAACACCGCTGAATTCCGTCTCTCTGAGGATCAATCGTTCCTCGAAGGCATGTCGCAACAGATGGCCGGCACGATGTTCTACGGCAACACGTCGGTCAACCCCGAGCGCTTCATGGGCCTGTCGCCGCGCTACAGCACGGTGTCGACGTCCAACGCGCAGACGGCCTTCAACGTCATCGACGGCGGCGGCACGGGCTCGACGAATACCTCGATCTGGCTGGTGGTGTGGGGTCCGAACTCGATCCACGGCATCTTCCCGAAGGGCAAGATCAGCGGCCTGCAACATCGCGATATGGGCGAGTGGCCGGTGCTGGACGCCAACGGCAACACGTATCAGGCATACCGCACCCACTTCAAGTGGGAACTCGGCTTGACCGTGCGTGACTGGCGTTACGCAGTGCGGATCTGCAACATCGACGTGACGCTGCTGTCGGGTGGCTCGGCGACGAACCTGATCAACGCATTGATCCGCGCGGCGCACCGCATCCCGACGATGCCGAAGACGGTCTCGACCGAACAGCGCACCGACGCGCCTGGAGGCGGCCAGATGTCGATGGGCCGTGCGGCGATCTACTGCAACCGTACGATCCGCACGTACATCGACCTGCAAGCGCTGAACAAGACCAACTTGCTCTTGCGCTTCGACGAGTGGGACGGCAAGCCCGTGACCACGTTCCGTGGCATCCCGATCCGCACCTGCGACCAGTTGCTCAGCAACGAAGCGCGTGTGGTCTAAGCGAAAGAGGAACCCTAAATGATCATCGATGGAAACCTCCTGTTCGACTCCGCAGCCGCGATCACGTCGAGCGCCAACAGCACCAACACGATCGACCTTGCGAACTTCCGCGACCTCGGTGTCGACGGCGGCGAGTACGCAGTGCCGAAGCTCATGGTGCTGGTCAACACGGCCTTCACCACGGGCGGCGGTGCAACGCTGCAAGTGAACTTCCAGGGCTCGACGGACAACAGCACGTGGACGACCTACGCGTCTTCGCCGGTCTATGCGGCGGCAGCGCTGACGGCCGGTGCGCGTCTGTTCGACATCGACATGCCGCGTCCGCCCGCTGGCGTCGCCATCCCGCGCTACGTGCGTCTGTCGTACACGGTCGGAACGAGCACGTTCTCGGCCGGTGCGGTGACGTCCGCGCTCGTGATGCAGCGTCAGGACACGCCGGTGAGCACGGCCGGCTACCAGTCGGGCTACCCGAGCGGCTTCACGGTCAGCAACTAACCCAGCGGGGCGCTTCGGCGCCCCTTCTCCCAGGAGAGTGTCATGGCAGAAGCACAAGCACCGCGCCGCAACGAGGCGCCGAAGTACAAGCTGCTCGAAAAGGCGTACCTCAACGAGCGTCTCTACGACCCGGAACTGCAACCGCTCGACCAGCTCGCCGAGCCGAACGAAGATGGCACGCAGCCGCGCAAGGATCTGATTGTCACGTTCGCTGGCGTCCCGGCCTACTACATGGTCCCGGTGAACGACGCCGCAAAGGCCATGTGCGAGAAGCACAAGGACCGCATGACGGCGATGAATCCGATCGACGATCTGACGATGGTCACGCCTGAAGCGCAGGCATAAGGGGAACGGCATGGGCATGGGTCAGATCGTCACCGATTCGGTTTCCTACAAGCAGGTCAGTGCGAGCGGCAACGTGTGGAGCGGGGCGGTAGCGCTGCGCGGCATCTTCGTGTCGGCAGCAACCACGACGCCGACGATCACGATCTACGACGACCCAGGCACTGGCACGACAAAGACTCTCGTCTCGGTCTTCACGCCCGTGGCCGGCACGTTCTACCCGCTGCCCTTCCTCGCACAGAAGGGGCTAAACGTCGTCATCAGCGGCACCGTGTCGTGCACGGTCGGCTTCGATCCGCAAACGCTGTGAGGTAAATGATGGCAAACCGCGTACCCCTTTCCGTATCGTGGCTGATGAACGATGCCGGCCAACTCGCCGGCTATATCGATCAGAACGGAATCGAACGGTCCATGACGGGTGCACCGCTGGCAAGCGAAGTCTGCAATGTGAGCGGTGTCAATCCTGACGGCACGTACGCGCAATTCCCCAATACTCTCGTGGTGGATTCGCGTGGATCAAAGAGCTACGTGCTCGGCACTGCAACAAATGCACAGTGGGACTACTTCGATGCAATCGAGTTTTATCCGGGCGATATTGGCCAGGATGGCTGGTATGAACTCGACGTTGTGTGGGGGGCCAACAACAGCGCGAACGTAAAGAACCTGTTTGTCTATTCCGAGTGGAACACGCAGGTTCTGCAGGATTCGTTGACGACGAACCAATCGTCGAGATTCACGATAAAGATTGTCAACCGTGGGGCGATGAACTCCCAGGTTCTCCCGTCGAATAATCCGATCAGCGGTGCGGGCGGCAGTTCGACCCCGGTCGTTACTCTGGCTATGGATCTTTCGCAGCCTAAAAGCTCTATCTATTTTGCGGGCCAGTTGGCGGCTTCTGCGAATGGCGATTCGATATGGATCGAGAGCTGGACGCTGAAGGCGTGCAACCCGCCCGTCTATTCGACGAAGCGCCTGAATTACGGAAAAGTGCAGTTTTACGGCGCGAATGCTCATTTCGACGATTCGCAGTCGATCGCGCAGCACATTGCAGACCTGAAGACAATGGGGATGAAAACCCTTCGTCTCGCGTATGAAGGTCCGACTTCCCTTCCAACCCTGATTTCTTATGCGCAGGCTGTGCAGGCCGATAACACTGGCATCCAGATATGCATGTGTATCGCGTTGCCCCAGCTTTCAGGCTATTCGACGGAAGCAGCAGCCTACGCCGACAGTTACCAGAATTGGGGATATGCGGTTGCTCTTGCCCTTGCCCCTTATGGAGTCACTATTTACGAAGCTGGCAACGAGCTTGATACCTCATCGGGGATCAACCCAAGCAGTAGCCAGGGGGGATATCCGAGTAACTTTAGCGGCCCGCTTGTGGCAATCCTCCGCGGTGAAATGCGCGGATGCATCGATGGGGTACACGCAGCCGGGAAGGTGCTGGGTAAGAACCTGCTCTGTGCATCGAACGCCTTCACCGTCTGCTCGCTTGGGCTCGCGGAGATGCTCTGGAATGGCACGATGCCTGACGGTTCCAGCGGTTACCCGCCCGTTCGGTGGGATCTCACGAACTGGCACAACTACGAGGATTACGGCCCGCTAAACAATATCGAGCTGGGCTTTGAGGCACCGTACATCAACCTGTTTGCGTCACTCAACAGGCGCTTCGGCGTGCCGATCATCGTCACGGAATGGAATGCCAAGTCATCCGATACCGACGCGGCGCGCGCCGAATGGGCTAACCGGTTCCTCACCGACGCATGGCGTATGCGCTACAGGTACAACATTGCGTTTGTCTGCGTTTATGAGCTGTACGGTAGCCCGTGGAATGTCATGAGCGGGACGCTAGGCGTGGTTGAGTCGACCTTCGGCACGACTGTCCAGACGTTTATAACCAACCATCCCGACACAGGAACCTGATCATGACTTTTCCATCAATTGAACTGCTCAACGAGAAACACGGGTTGAGTCTGACGGTCGGTGATGTCGTCACGGTAGCCGGCAGAAAGGCCATTCTGAAACGTGCACACGCTGGCGAGCACGTCGAAATCAGGTTCGAAGACACGGGAGAACGCAACACGATCCCGGTCACGCAACTGGACAAGGTGGCGTAATCATGGCCGAACCGATCGTAGACATGGCGTGTGATCCTTCGCGTGAAACGACGATGCCGGATAACCCGTATCCGTACGGGCTGCGAATCTCGCTGAACGCGGAGTGTCTCGAAAAGCTCGGCATCAATGAGTTGCCCGAACTCGGCAGCAAGTGCGCGTTTTACATCTGCGGCGAGATCGTCAGCACCGCGGAGTCGAGCGAGTACGGCGACAGCAAGTGCTTGGGCGTGCAGATCCAGCAGATGGGAATCGAAGAGCTTCCCGACGAAGAGGAAGACGAGCGCGACGCGGCCGAACGCTACCGCGAAAGCGCCAGTAAGCTTTACAACAAGGGGACCTGAGCCGTGGCGATCTCTGACGTCGCACTCTGCAATCTGGCGCTCGACGCGGCAATGGCGCGTTCGAACATCGCAGCCATCGGCGAGAACTCAGCCGAAGGTCAGGCGTGCGCGCGCCACTACGAGCAGAGCAAGGAAGCAGTGCTGCGCTGCGCGCACTGGAACTTCGCGCGCAAACAGGGGAACCTGTCGCTGTTGCTTGACGCCACGATCACGCCTCCGCAGGCCGTGCCGCAGCCGTGGCTATTCGAGTATGCCTATCCGTCCGACTGCCTGCTCGCGCGCATGGCGATGCCGCAGCTTGTGAACCCGCAAGGGACGCCCGTCAGCACAGGACTGAACCCGCGCATGCACGCCACGCGCTTTGTCGTCGCGCAGGACAACGACACGACCGGCAATGCGATACCCGTGATTCTCTCAAACACGCCGCAGGCCCAGCTCGTCTACACCACGCGCGTGATGAACCCGAACCTGTTCGATTCGATGTTCGTCGAGATGCTGACGACCTACCTCGGCGCCAAGCTCGCGCGTGTGCTCAGTGGTAACGAGCAGCGGGCGCAGTCGCTCTTCCAGCAGGCGCAGGCCATCGAGAAGCGCGCGCAGTCGATGAACGGCGACGAGGGCCTCACGATCATCGATTCGATGCCGGACTGGATGCGCGTGCGCGGCTTCATTGAGGATTGGGCGCAAGTACCGGGCGCCGGCTTCTTCGTCGATCCCTTCCCGCTCTCTCTGGTGATCTGACATGGGTCAACCCATTAACCAGTTCAGCTTCAGCGCGGGCGAGCTTTCGCCGCAACTGTGGGATCGCGTCGACATCGACCGTTACCATGCGGGCGCGGCGCTGATGTCGAACTTCTTCGTTGACTTCCGGGGCGGTGCATCGAACCGCGCGGGGACCGCGTATTGCCTGAAATCGTTCGATTCGGTTCTGCCGACGCGCCTGATCCCGTTCTCGTTCTCGACGCTGCAGACTTACGCGCTCGCCTTCAGCGCCGGCCCTGTGTACACGGGCAGCGTCATATCGAGCGCCGATGCCACGGACGGAACGCGGAATATCGTGATTCAGGTCACGTCGACGGCTGGCATGATGAACGGCAACCGCATAACGATCACTGGCACGCGGACCGCACACATCGGCTCGCCGATCAACGGGACGATCGACGGAAACTATGCAATCGAGATCATCGACTCGACGCATCTGGAACTGCTCGGCAGCACCTTCATCTATCCGGTCGTGGTCGCGGGCACGTACGTCGTCAACACCGGTCGCATGCGCGTTTTCACGAGCGGCGCCCCGGTGCTCAATCCGCCCGTATCGGTGACGGCTGTCACGAACGCCAATCCGGGCGTCGTGACGTATGCCGACATTACGACCGTCACCGAGACCAGCATCGACCCGACCAATGGCGATTGGGTGTACCTCTCTGGCATGGCCGGCATGAACCGCCTGCAGGGCCGCTTCGCCGTCGTCACGAACCTGAATGCCGTCTCGAAGACCTTCCAGCTCTACGACCTGTTCGGCAATCCGATTGACACGACGGCATATGGCACGTACACGAGCGGCGGCCTGGCGAGCGTCGTCTACACGCTGGCGGTTCCATACGACCCGAACGACCTCGCGCAACTGAAGTTCACGCAGAGCGCCGACGTGATGACGTTCACGCACACGCTCTACCAGCAGGCGCAACTCACGCGCACGGCGGATAACGCGTGGACGCTCACGCAGCTCACCTTCCAGCCCTCCGTGCCCGCGCCCGCTACCGTCACCGTGACGAACAATGGCGTGGGCACGCAGTACGCAAGCACCTACTGGTACTACGGCGTAACTGCGGTCAATTCGGCGGGCATCGAAGGCTCGGCGCAGTTCAATGGCGCAGGTCCGGGGCCAGCCCTGAGTGAGAACACGGGAGCGCAAAACACGGTGAGCTGGGCGGCGGTGAGTAGTGCAGTGCGCTACAACATCTACCGCTCGCAGGAGAACCTGAACCAGACCGTGCCTTCGGGCGCGATCCTTGGTTACGTGGGCAGCTCTGCGGGCACGTCATTTATCGACGAGAACGTCACGCCCGACTTCGCGCGCTCCTTCCCGCTGGGAAACAATCCATTTACGGGCATCGACTGGCCGGGCTGCACCACGTACTTTCAAGGCCGTCAGGCCTACGCGGGAACGGCAAACGAGCCCGATCGCCTCGTGCTCTCGAAGTCGGGCGACTACACGAACATGGACTACTCGAACCCCACGCAACCGGGAGACGTGATCGACGTGACGCTCGAATCCACTCAGGTGAACGCGATACAGCATCTGGTGTCGTTGCAGGTGCTGCTCGCGCTCACATCGTCTGGTTACTGGCGGATCGATACCGGCGACACTAACGAGGCGATGACGCCGTCGAATGTGATGGCGCGGCCACAGTCTACTGACGGCTGCTCGAACGTGCCGCCAATCGTGATCGACTACGAGATTCTGTTCGTGCAGAACAAGCAGTCAACGGTGCGCGCGATCAAGTTCGACTTCCTGCTGAACCTCTTCAAGGCCGATAACGAGCTGACGCTATTCAGCAATCACCTCGTCTTTGGTCACAAGATCGTCGAGTGGTGCTGGGCGCAGCAGCCATTCCGGATGATATGGGCCGTGCGCGACGATGGCGTGCTGCTCTCGCTGACCTATCTGCCCATACAGAACCTGATGGCATGGGCGCGGCACGAGACAAACGGCCAGGTTCTATCGATCTGCTCGATCGTCGAAGGTGATGAGGATGTTGTCTATATGGTCGTGCGGCGGCAGGTGAACGGTCAGTTCGTGAACTACATCGAGCGCATGGCGAGCCGCATCTTCACGGACGTGACGCAGGCATGGTTCGTCGACGCGGGGCTGCAGTATCCGCAGGTCTATCCGGCCGCTGCGGCAACGCCATCGGCAATGGAAGGCAGCTCGACGCTCGCGAGTGCAGCCAACGTCGTGTTTGGCGGCAGCGGCTACTCGGGTTCGACTGTGGCCGAAGTGATCGACGCGGGCGCGACAGTCGCCAATCCTGGCGGCAGTGGCTCGACGGTCACCCTCACGATCGTGGGTGGGGTCATCACCGCAGCAGCGTGCACGGCGGGCTCGGGCTGGATTCAGCCGAAGATCGTCGTCACCGATCCGACGGGCGCCGGCTCGGGCGCGGTGCTCACGCCGATCGTGCAGGAACTGATCACCGTCACCGCCTCGGCGGCCGTGTTCAACCCGGCGACTGACGTCGGCAAGGTGCTGCGCATCAACGGTGGTGTCGGCACGGTCACCGCTGTGGGCTCAACCACGCAGGTCACGCTCAACGTCGTGCAGGCGCTCACGAGCCCGTACGCGGCGCCGGCCGGCCAGTGGACGCTGACGATGCCGGTAATGAGCGTCTCGGGCCTCGATCATCTCGACGGCTGCACGGTGGCGATCCTCGCGGATGGCAGCGTCCAGCCGCAGCAGATCGTGCAGAACGGCTCGATCACGCTCACGCAACCCGCAGACGCGATCATCGTTGGCCTTCCCTACACGGCCGAGATCGACACGCTGTACATCGACATCCCGACGCAACAGCAGCCGACCACGCAGGGCAAGCGAAAGAAGATCAGCGCCGTGACGCTGCGGGTTGCGAACTCGCGCGGGCTTGAGGTGGGCCCGCTCGGTCAGACGCTCTACGAGGTGAAGGACCGCACGCTTTCGACGCCGATGGGTCAGCCGCAGCCGATGTACGAGGGCGACTGGCGTATCAACCTCGACCCTAATTTCAACGAGAAAGGACAGATCGCGATGGTGCAGGCGAACCCGCTGCCGGCGACGATCTTGGGCTTCATGCCCGAGGTCTCAATGGGAGATACCTGATGCTCACGATCCGCCCAGCCACGCTCGAAGATGCGCGCTACGTGGGCGAGCGCCTGCGCGTGGGCGACGCTGCGGAATGCGCAATGTTCGGTCTCGACGGCGTGCGCGCGATCGAGGAAAGCATCGCGGCGTCGATGTCTGCCGAGTGTTTGTTGATAGACGGCGTGCCAGCGGCAGTCTTCGGCATGGTGATGAAAGACCTCATGGGCACGACAGGGGCACTGTGGATTCTCACGACCGATGCCATCGAGAGCAACCGCATCGCGTACGCGCGCTTCGCCCGCCGTCAGCTTGAGCGCGCTTTCGTGTTGGTGGACAGGTTGGAAAATATCGTCGACGTGCGCTACACGCGCGCGATGGCGCTCCTTGAGTGGCTGGGCTTCGAGTTCGGTCCTGAACATAACGGCGTGCGTGCTTTCTGGAAGGATAAAAACTAAATGGCCATCGCTCCTATCGCTGCCGTCTCTCTCGCCGCCACCGCAGCCAGTGCCGCAGTGGGCGGCTACAGCGCGATTGCTTCCAGCGAGGCGGCGGCATCGAACGCGAACTATCAGGCGCAGGTCGCGCGCAACAATCAGATGATCGCCGACCAGAATGCCGTGTTTGCAACTGAGCAGGGTCAGCAGCAGAGCCTCGCCAAACAGCAGCAGACCGCGCAGCAGATCTCAGGCGAACGGGCGGCCACGGCTGCATCCGGCATCGATCCGAACACGGGTTCCTCGGTGCGCATTCAGGGCTCGACTGCGGCGCTCGGCGCGCTCGACGCGCAGACGATCACGAACAACGCCGCGCGAACCGCTTGGGGCTACAAGAATCAGGGCATGGACTTTGGCGCTGAGGCCGGTCTCCTGCAGCAGCAGTCGTCTCAGGCATCGGCGGCCGGCGCGCTCGGCGCGTTCTCGTCGATCATCGGGGGCGCGTCGAGCGTTTCCAGCAAGTGGACGCAGTTCAACCTGAACGGGGTGACGTTCTAAAATGGCGATGCGCGTTCCAGACAATATCCCGACGCGGCAGGACGTCTTCTCGCAGGGCGCGCTGCCGTATCAGCAGATCCAGTCATCAGCCGAGGACTTCGGCGGCGCGACCGCGCGCGCGGCGGGGCAACTCGGGCAGACGCTTGGGCAGGCCGGCGAGCAGCAAGGGCAGACCGCGCTCATGCAGGCGCAGTACGCCAACGAAGGCGCGGCCATGTCGGCGAACACGACCGCGCAGCAGGGTTACGACGACCTGATGAACGGCAACGCGCAGAAGGGCATCGTCGGCTTCAACACGCTGCAGGGCAAAGACGCCATGAATCAGCAGGGCGCCTACCAGCAGCAGGTACAGCAGGTCTACGACAACGCGCGCGCCTCACTCACGAACCCGGCCGCGCAGCGCATGTTCGACCAGTTCGGCCGCTGGGGTCTGCGCGGTGCGATGGGTCGCATGGGTGACCACGCCGCGCAGCAGACGGTCCAGTACAACTACAAGGAAGCGCGCGGCTCGGTCGCCACTTCCCAACAGGCGATGGTTGACGGCGCCGACGACCCTGACACGTGGTCGAGCGGTCTCGCTGCCGTGCAGGACGCTAGCCTGCGCTCGTCGAAGATCATGGGGCTGGACGGCGACGCAGCCGAGGAGCAGCGCAAGTCTGACCTGTCGAAGCCGTACGTCGACCGCATCACGCAACTCGCGACCCGCGACCCGATCGCCGCGCAGAAGTTCTACCAGCAGAACATCGGCATGGTGGCGCCGAACGTGCGCTACGGTATCGAGCGCATGCTCAACGAGACGACGAACTCGCAGTATGCCGCGACCGATGGATCGACCGCATCCGCCCGTGCGCTCGGCACGCCGCTGCAAGGCAACATGCCGGTCAACTACGGCGCCGACACGGTCAAGCCGTACAACGAGCAGCAGATCGACAACATCGTCGCGCAGGTCAAGAAGTCGTCCCCCTACGACCCGATATTCCAGAAGGTGGGCGCGCAGTACAACATCGACCCTAACGAACTGAAGATGCGCGCCGCAGCCGAGTCGGGGCTGAACCCGAACGCCGTGAGCAGCCAGGGCGCGGTGGGCATCGCGCAGATGACGCCGGATACGGCGAAGGGCCTGGGCATCGATCCACGCAACCCCGAGCAGTCTATCGACGGCATGGCGCGTCTGATGGTGCGTGCTGAGGGCAACAGCGCGGGCGACAAGGGCGCGGTAGATCGTGCCTACTACGGCGGCTCGACAACGGCGCGCGGGCCGAACACAGACCAGTACGTGTCGAATCTCGCTGCTGTGCGCAACCGGCTGTATGGCGGCCAGGCGCAGAAGCCACCCACTGCTGACGACATCGAGGCGCGCGAGGGCGATGTGCTCGATCAGGCGCGCGCGCTTGCCGAGCAGCGCCGCCCGGGTGACTCCGCATATTCCGATCGCGTGGCGGCCGAGGCGCAGAAAAACTGGTCGCGCCAACTTCAGCAGGTACGCGGGCAGGACGCCGCGAACATGAATCAGGTGCTCGACTCAGTCGTCAAGGGCAACTATCAGTCGCTCGGCGAGATGTCGCCGCAGCTTCAGCAGACCTACGCTCAGCTTCCCGCGCGCGACATGATCAGCGTGCAGTCGGTAATGCGCGAGAACCAGCGTGCTGGCGAATACACGCCGAGCGATCCGAAGGTCTTCAACGATGCGCAGAACCGCATCAACCTGCCGGTCGGCGATCCGAACCGCATCACCGACCCGACGCAGATCACGCCGCTGATCGCGCACGGGCTTTCGTACACCGATAGCCAGCATCTGCTTACCGAGATGAAGGAGCTGAACAATCCCGAGAACAACGCCTTCATGAAGCAGGTCAACGGCGTGAAGCAGACCGCGCAGAAGATGCTCACAGGCGCCGTCACTAACGTCTCGATCCAGCATCCGGAGGCGGCGCAGGAGGCGGCCTACCGGTTCGGCTTTTCGCTCGATCAGCAGGTCGCAGCGTACCGTCAGGCGGGCAAGAATCCGCAGTCGCTCTTCGATCCGTCGAGCCCCGACTACGCGCTGTTGCCGTCTCGCGTGATGGCGTTCATGCCGACTGAGCAGCAGATCGTCGCGGATCAGGCAAGGACGCGGCAGAACGGAAACGTGCAGACCGGCACGATCCAGACTGCGCCGAATCCGTTCACGCCGCCGAGCACCGGCCGCCCCGGTGGCGTGCAATTGACGCCGTCAGCCGCCGACCGCCTGCGCCGCCCCGGTGAGACCCCTCAGCAGTACCTCGCACGCATAGGAGGCCAATGATGGCCGCCGATTCGCCGAACATCGATCCGCAACCGGGGCAGGTGCTGACCTACAACGGGCCGGCCATCGACGCGTCGTGGGAGGACTCTATCTCGATCGCGCAGTTCGAGCTATTCATGGTGCTCTGGTTTCAGAGCCTCCCGACATCGCCTGGCTCGTCAGGCACCTTCTGGAATAACGGCGACACGATCGCCTACATACCGTAATGGGCCAACTCGATCAACTCGCCGCTGCCGGATTCTCCCAACAGGAGATGGACGGCTATGCCGCTCAGCAGCGCCAGCAACTGAGCGCGGGCGGCTTTTCCGATCAGGAGATCAGTAGCTATCTCGGCGGGGCGCAGCCCGAGCATCCGGACAGTGGCGAGGCCAATAAGGCGTTCGCGCAGACGGTCGGTAATCACCTCGTTGACACGCACAACCTGATCAACGTCGGCACCGGCAAGGACGCCATGCAGACGATGACGGATATCGGCACCGTCTATGCGCCGCTCGAAGCCGCACTGAACGTCGCGACCGGCACGATCTTCGGCTTCCCGGCGTACATCGCTGGTGGTGCTGCGGGCCTCGCCGACAAGTTCATCATGGGTGACAAGACGATGGACCCGGCCGCGCTTGCCGAGAAGCTATCGAGCGCTGTCACCTATCAGCCGAAGACTCAAGCCGGCCAGCGCCTCGCCGCAGCCGCGCAGTATCCGCTGCAGGTGCTCAACGATTCGGGCGAGGCGGCCGGCAACAAGGTCGCGGACATCGGCCAGTCGCTGGGGCTCTCCAACACGACGGCCTCATGGGCTGGCGCGTTCACCGCGGCGGCAATCCAGACGCTTCCCGCTGTGCTGCTCGGCGAGCTGGGCCGCAAGATGGGCGGCCAGAGGATCACCGCCGACGACATGCAGAACACCGCGCGCGTGATCGCCGGTCCCGACGCTCATCCCGACACCGTGCAATCCGTCGAGAACAGCCTGCGCGCCACGTACCAGCAGACCGGCATCGGGCCGTACACCGTGCTCGAACAGTCGCGCATCAATCCGCAGATCGCCGACGACCTGAAGAATCCCGATATTGGCGTGCCGCCTGCGTTCGAGCAGTACGCGCGGCGCGAGCAGGTCGGCGTGCCGGTGAGCGACGCCATGAAGGCCGTCCGGCCGCTCGAAGCAGAGACGCCGGTCCCGGGACCAGTGCCCGAAGAAGCGATGACGCCGGAGGAAATACCGCAGGAAAACGGCACATTAAATCCGGAGGAAATACAGCCCGAAACGGCCTCAATTTCCGCAGAAAAACCGGAAGCAGTCTTCGGTGGGCCGGAGACGTCCGAAATCTCCGACATGCGCGCTCACCTGAACGGGATCGCTGATCGGCTCGGCGTGATGAGGGATGAGGTCAGCGGTGGCTTTTCATCAAACGAGGGAATCATTTCGATCCCGCCGGAAGATGCCACGGTGGCGGGCGCATCGAGCGCAAACGATGTTTTCGCGCACGAGCTTGGCCACGCCATCATGCAAAAGCGCGGCCTCAACTTCTCCGGTTTCCCCAAGAGCGAGATGGAGAAGTGGATTCCAAATTGGGATCAATGGGTGCAGGCCTCTAAGGACTTCCGGCCTGACACGCACAATCATGAAGACGCCAGAATCCGCCGCTACGCGAAGAAGCCGAACGAGATCATTGCAGACGCGATTGGCTCGGTGCTGACAGGGAAATCGCCTGAAGACTTGGTCGTGGGCAAGGTCGCAGGCCTGACTCGCCGTGATCTGGGGTTGCCGGAAAATTTTGACCAGGCCTACGACGAAGCCACAGGCAGCGTCACGCTCATGCACTCTGGCTTGAGCCCGGTCGAGGCTGTCGAAAATTTGAAGATGCTCGGCGGAAAGATCCTGCAAACCGACATCGGCCAGAAGGTGGCAGGCGCTTTCCAGTCCGGCCTGCGCGATCTCCAGATGAAGACGATCCCGATGGCGGCCGGCTCCGATCGAGCAATGGCGATTGTCAAGGATGCAGCCAATGCGATGCGCCGCGCCGCGTGGCAGTGGGGCGCATTCGACGATCTGCTCAAGCGCGGCTACACGAAAGAGCAGCGCGAGAACATGTGGAACGCTGCCGACGAAGAGAACGATCTGCGCACGCAGGGCATCACCGACCCGTCGCGCGGACTCGGTCGCCTGACCGATGACGAGCGACAGACCGTGCAGACGCTCGCCGACTACGGCAATCAGCTACTCGGCCGCGCGCGCGCCGTCGGCATGTTCCAGGGTGAAGGCGTGCAGTACTGGACGCCGCGCATGATCGCGATGATCGGCGAGGACGGCGAAGTCAGCGCACCGCATCAGGAGCGCGTATCGAGCATCGAAGGCAAGGGCGGCAATATCACGACGTCGGCTGGCTCGCTGAAGGGCCGCAAGCATGCCACGACCGCAGAGACCGAAGCGGCGGCCAAGGCCAAGTTCGGCGAGGGCGCGCAGGTCGTGCGCGACATCCGTACGATGCCGCTCGCGATGGCTCGGATCGAGCGGGCGATTGCTGGCCGGGAACTCGTGAACCGCATCAAGGACGTTGGCTTGCAACTCGGTCAAGAACTCGTCTCTACCAGCGAGAAGCCTGAGATGTTCACGATCGACCATCCGGCGTTCAAGACGTACCGGCCGTCGGGTGAGCAATGGATCTCTGCGACCGAGGCCGAACTGAGCGCGCGCGGTCTGCGCGCCGGCAATGGCCGCGTCTGGAAGTCCAACCCTGATACGGTCAGCGAATACGATCCGGTCAACAATTACCGCGTGACGGACGATGGCAAGATCGAGCGCCGCGTCCAGACAATGGAGCGCGCGCCACTCTACATCAGCAAGGAGTTCGAAGGGCCGCTGAAGTCGATCATGACCGAGAAGTCGGGACCGCTCTATCAGGCGCTGATGGGCATCAAGGGCCGCGTCATGTCGATGATCATGTATTCGCCGCTGATCCATAACATGGTGGAATGGGGTCGCGCGCTCCCGATGATGCCGGGCAAGGTGCTGACCGGCCGCGTCTACTTCGAAGGCAACGCCGCGAAACACGACCCGGTGACGATGCGCCGCGCGATCGACAATGGGCTCGTTCCGATTGGGCACCGCTTCGCGAATCAGGATATCACCGGGCTGCTTGAAGAACCGAACATCCAGCCGGGTCGCGGGCTCGTCTCGAAGGCTGTCGGCGGCGCCGTGAGTATGGTCAACGGCGAGGCAGGCAACGCGGTGAAGGCCGCGATCGACCGGGTCGGTGACGTGTGGCACAACACGCTGCTCTGGGATCGCGTCGCGGATCTTCAGATGGGGCTCTACACGAACCTCGAACGCGACATGATCGGCAAGGGCTTGCCGCCGCAGACGGCTGGGCGCCTCGCTGCACACTTCGCCAACCGGTACGCGGGTGCGCTGCCGAATGAGGCCATGTCGAACGGTGCACGCAAGCTCGCGAACCTGACGCTCTTCTCGCGCACGTTCACTCTGGGCAACATCGGCGCGATGAAGGACATCCTGACGGGTCTGCCGAAAGACGTGCAGGCTCAGCTCGTGCGCGATGTCGGCGAGGCCGGCCGGGCGGGCGCAGTCAAGGCTGCGCAGCAGAAAGCGCTTCACGCGTTCGTGATGGACATCGGCCTGCTGTACGTCGGCAACTCCATCATGCAGAACGCGATGGATTACGTGATGCGCGACAAGACGATCCCGCAGATCCTTCAGGGCTACGCGACGCGCTTCAAGGACTACCTGACGCGCGCGGACAAAGACCCGTCTGCGATCCTTGATATTGGCTCGATCTTCCCGAACTCGCAGAACGAACCGGGCAAGGAAAACCGCATCTTCTTCAACACGGCGCCGGATGGCACCGCGACCTATGTGCGCCTGCCGACCGGCAAGATAGGTGAGGAGTTTCAGGGATACCTGACGAGCCCGCTCGACATGCTCAAGCGCAAGGAAGGTACGCTCGTGCGCCCGCTGATGCAGACGCTGCAGAACGACAAGGGTTTTGGGCGCAAGGTGTACGACGATCAGGAACCCGGCATCAAGGGCATGATGCACGCCGTCGGTAATGTCGTCTGGAATATCTTGCAGGAGCAGATCCCGCTCGACTCGATCCAGTCAGGCTACAAGTTGCTGCATGGCGAGGGCGACGACACGGACGCACTGAAGACGGTTGGCCCGCTGCTCGGTCTCACGTTCTCGAAGGGCGCGCCCGGTGGGCCGGAAGTCGGCGTGATGTTCGATGCCGAGAAGCGCCATCAGAACGAAGTCGCGAGCGCGATGCCAAAGATCCGTGAATCGATCAAGAGCGGCGATATTCAGGATGCCATCACGCAGATGGAAGATGCGCACATGACGCCGCAGGAGCAGCGCGCGACGCTGAAGTACGCGATGAATCCGCAGGCGCGCCTGAATCGCAACCGCATGAAGAAGTTCGAGCAGATCGCGCCGACCGACGACATCGAGCGCATGGAACAGATGCAGGAAGAGGAAGCGCAGCAGTCCCAATCTAACCAGTAACCTTGAGCGCGAAGACGGGCTACACACTTAACACTGCCTACGACCGCCTCATGACAGCACAAGGAGAGAAACCATGAAGACCTGAGATGACGATTTCGACCGTAACGAACAGAGCTCAATGGTCTGGCAATGGCGCCGCGACCGTCTTCTCGTTTAGCTTCGAGATTGAGAGCGCCAGTCAGGCATATCTCTATCTGACATCGGGCGGCACGACGACGCTCATCGCTTCGAACCTGTACACGCTCTCCGGCCTCGGCAGCGAGACGGGCGGCACCGTCACCTATCCGCTCACCGGCTCGCCCATCGCCTCGGGTTCAACGCTCACGCTCGTGCGCGTGGTGGCGCTTCAGCAACTCACCGACCTCGTCAACCAGTCGAACTACTTCCCCAATCAGGTAGAGGAGGAATTCGATTACCTGATGATGGCGCTCCAGCAGATCGCGCTTCAGGCGCAATTCTCCATTCAGGCGCCAGTCTTCGATTCCAGTCCGAGCATGACGCTGCCGGCCGCCGCCGCGCGCGCGAGCATGGTGCTTGCCTTTGACGCCAACGGGAACGTATCGCTTGTTCCGCTTTCGTCAAATGTCGGTGCGGGGAACATGATCGCCGAGCTGGGCAGCAACGGGCTCCCGGGCTTCAAGGCCGGGACCGACTTCGTCGCCGGCACGACGACCTTCCTCAATCTCTCCCGATCGTACGGCAGCGTGGCGAATGTCTTCGTGGCGTTCGATGGCGTCTATCAGGAGCGCGACAGCTACGTGATCGCAGGCGCGCGCGTCATCTTCGGCTCCTGGTCTGGCGCCACCTTCACGCCTGCGGCCATTCCGGTCGGTGTGAACAACGTCGACGTGATCGGCGGCAGCACAGTGGCGCTCAACATTCCTGCCGCTCAGTCGGTCGGTCCCACTCAGCTCATGTACACGATCTCTGGCACGACGGCGCAGCGGCCTATCGGCGCGCCGGATGGCTGGCAGTACCTCGATACGTCACTCAGCACGTACGGCACACCAATCATGAAATCACACCTGTCTTCCACGGGCTGGGTAAACAGCTCGGGCGCGCAGGTTTAACACGGGGAAATCAAATGACCTTAGACGGCGGCTGGGGATACATCCTTTCGACGGTGATCGGCGTGGTGCTGGCCGAATTGCTTGGCTGGGCGCGGCGTAACTCTGACCACTCGAAGAACGCGACCGATGACGCACACGGGCGCATCGACAAATTCGAGCGCGATTTTCTGATCTATCAGAAGCACGTCGCCGAGGAATACGTGAAAGCGCAATCCGTCGATCAGATCAGGCGCGACATTTTCAAAGTGATCGAGCGGCTTGAAAGCAAGGTCGATCAGCTTCTGAGCGAAAAGTCATGAGCCAGCTACTTCTGCGGCTCTATCTCGTGGTGCGCCAGCCGCGCAACTTCCTGATCCTGCTGTGCGTCTTCATCGGCGTTTCGCTGCTGCTGCACTTCCTGCGTGGCTACGACGGTGATTGGGGCGCGACGAACCTGATCCTCTCGATCGAAGCATCGACCGCGAGCGCGGTGCTGATGATGCTCGCCGAGGAAGCGGCCGAACGCCAGAAGGAACAGACCGAGTACCAGACGCGAATGCTGAAGCACCTCGAAGAGCTTGAGGAGCGAATCCTTAGCGCGATCACGGAGGGCAAGTCATGAATCAGGCCAACACAGGTTTGACGCTCTCGCCAGCCGGCGCCGCGATGATCCAGCAATTCGAGGACAGCAACGGGCCGGCGCTGGCCGCCTTCCTGCCGACTCCTCATGACGTGCCGACCATCGGCTGGGGTCACACGCAGGGCGTCTGCGAAGGCATGACATGCACCATTGAGCAGGCGCAAGCGTGGTTCCTGCAGGACATGGCGTGGGCACAGAACGCCGTGCTGAACGCCGTCAACGTGCCGCTCAACCAGAACCAGTTCGACGCGCTCGTGAGCTTCACGGAGAACGAAGGCGCGGCCGCGTTCGAACGCTCGACGCTTCTGCGGCTGCTGAACGAAGGCAGCTACGCCGCCGCCGCTTCGCAGTTCCCGTACTGGATCTATCAGGGCTCTCAGGTCCTGCCGGGGCTCGTCACCCGACGTCAACAGGAGGCGGCGCTTTTTAACGCGCCGGTCAATTCATGAACAGCACATATCTGAAGTTCGGCGCCGCGACGCTGCTCTTTGCGCTGTGGACCGCGCTCGTGTGGACGAACCACGCGGACCCTGGCCTCATCGACGCGATCAAGTACGCGCTCGGCACGCTCGGCATCTATCACGCCGTGGAAAACCTCGGCACGTGGCCGCCGTCGTCCTCGTCCGCATCACCTCCCGCACCAACGGCCGAAGCCCTTGCACAGGCTATCGCCGCCGTTCTCGCGCAGCAACCGCCGCCCAACGTGGTGGTGAATGTCCCCTCCAAACCCACTCCGAAGGAACCGCAATGAAACGCATCTTCGAAAACTTCCCGGCTTTCGCCGCGCTCGCCGCTCTCGTTGCTGTGTTCGCCGGTTGCGCGAATCTGCCGACAGCGCAGCAGCAGCTCAATGCGCTATGCCCGACCGTCACGGCTGACCTGCAGACGATCTCGATCAGTCCGCTGATCAACCCGGCCGGCCAGGCCATCGCGAAGCAGGCGCACGACGTGAACGTCGTCATCTGCTCCGCAGGATCGTCGATCGATGTGAGCAGCGCAAAGCAACTGGCTAATACGTTGCTGCCCCAGCTCGTGGTGATCCTGAACGCCATTCCGCCGACGCCGGCTTTCCCGAGTCAGGCCATCGCGCTCGGGCTGGGCACGTTCGGGCCGCTCGTGCTGCAACTGGCCGAGCAGATCATCTCGACGGTGCCGGCGAGCGGTGCAGTCGCCGCATCCGCTCCTGTCGCTGCGAGCCAGTAATGGACATGTCGGCGATCCTCACCGCTGCGAAACGCGCGAACGCGGCTTACCTCATGCAGGAGGCCGACTCGCGCGCGGCCTTCGAAGCGCTCGGCGACACGTGGATCGCGATGTATCAGAACGCATCCCACCAGGCTGTGCTTTCCGCGTGCCCGAACGGCGAGACGCATCTGAGCATCAGCGGTACACGCGCGAGCGCGTTCAAGTTCCTCGACGTCTTCGCTGACATGTCGCTTGAGCCGGCGCCGGTCTCGGGCGGCACCGTCACGCGCGGCGTCGTCGAGGGCGTTCAGGAAATGTGGAACTGGGTCTTCGCGGTCATCCCGAGCAACGAGGTAGTGAATGTCGCCGGCCATTCGCTCGGCGGCGCTCGCACGCACCTGACGCCCGTCTACCTGCCGTTGCATCAGATCGGCACGCTGGCCAGCTTCGAGGCGCCGAAGTTCGCGCAGGCCGACTTCTACGCGTCGCACGCCGAGGCGCTCGCCGGCATGGCCTGCGTGCTCAACGGTTCGGATCTGTGGGCTAGCTGGCCGTGGCGCAACGTTGAATGGAACGCGCGGCCATTGGCGCAGCACTACTGGCTGCTCGATGATTCGGGCGCTTTCATGATGATCGACGGCAACGAATGGGGCGGCGGCGCTGACGCTGACGATCACGACATCACGCGCGTCATCGCGCGACTCGAAGCAGCGGTAAGGGGAACACAATGAAAAAGATCCTCCTCGCCGCTCTATTGTGGCCACTCCTTGCGCTCGCGCAAACCTATCCGAGCCCGACGTATCACTCCGTCACGCTGCAGTCACCGCTCGCGGTCTCGTCGGGCGGCATCGGCACGGCCACGGCGAGCGGCACCGCGCTCGACAACATCACGGGCTTCTCTGGCACGGGCTTTCTCACGCGCACGGGTGCGGGCACCTACGCATTCCAGAGCCTGACGAACGGCATCACGCTGGGCAATCTCGCGCAGCAAGCCGCGAATACAGTGCTGGCGAACGCCACAGGCGCGACGGCCAATGTCACGGCGTTCGCAATGCCGAGTTGTAGCACGTCTTCTAGCGCCTTGACCTGGACGACTTCGACCGGCTTTACCTGCAACAGCGCGATCAATGCAGCGACGCTCGGCGGTTCGACATTCGCTGCCCCAGGGCCAATCGGCTCGACTACCGCGAGTACTGGGGCATTCACTACACTCTTGGCGACTACCGCCAATCCAACGCTGTATTACAACAAAGGTGGTGCGAACTCTGTCAATCGCACGTACCAAAACAAGTTTCAAGACAGCATCAGCATTCTTGATTTTTCTGGTTGCGACCCGTTGGGTACGAGTGATAGCACGATCTGCATCCAAAATGCCATTAATGCTTCATCACTCACGGGTTCTGTTGTAAATTTCCCTCCTGGTAATTACAAGATAAGCTCGACTATAACGATTGGCAATGGTTCTAACAGCGCCCCGAGTTCAAGTAACGGTATTATGTTAATGGGTATTTCGGCAGGAGCGACGGCATCGGAAGTTACGGCTAATGCTTCTGTCAGGTTGTTTTGGGCTGGCACACCCGGTGGGATAATGGTTACTGTTAATGGTCCAGTAACTGGTATTCGCATGTCTGGCATTACGTTTGATTCAAATTCAAGCGCAGGAACTTGTCTTAATCTGGTGCACCCTATTGCCGGTTATTTTGATAACCTTCTGTGTGAAAACTACACTGGCACAGCTTATGTATTGACCGCATATCAATCCCCAACGGGAACGGTTGTCGGGGCTTCGGATAATATTTTTTCCAATGTTAGTGCCAAAAATCCGGCTCCAGGTGGTAGCGGTATTTTGATCGGACCATCTTCGAACGGAGCGAGTCCACATCTGGACCCCGCCAGAAATACCTTTATTAATGATGAATTTTGGCGGGACGGAACCAGCGGAGTTTCCTATTCAATCGGGCTTCAATTTTCCGACAATAATACGTTCATAGAAACGGAAACTCTGCCGCAAGGCGGGAGTCTGGGTTTAGGAATTTACATAAACCCTGCGACCGGTGATACTACGTTCCCCAAAGAAACAACATTTATCAATTCGCCGATTATCGGCGGGGTCAACAGCCCGTCCTCGTGGACCACTGCTCAAGGTATTGGGTTTTTCCCATACCCAGTCGGAGACGGTCAGGCGGTTCCCCCTACTAACTTTGCAAACCACTATTACGGTGTAACGTCCGCAGGTAATTATTTTGGCGGCACGGGAACCATACCATTGTATGCCCCATCAGGGGCGTCAACATGGTCTCCCCATGCAGTATCGGGAACAGTGCAACTCTCATCGGGTGCTGCTACCGTTACTTTTAGTGGCGCGTCAGTGTTCACTTCCAACGCAACTTATTCATGCACTGCTACTGACGAGTCTGCGGCGAATGCCGTCAAGGTGCTAATGAGCAGCGGAAGTCAGATTTCAATTTCCGGAACAAGTACAGATTTTGTTAACTATTACTGCATTGGCAATTAAAAATGTTAATTCCTAATCGACGTGTTATCTGGATTGATCGCCGCGCTGACGCCGACGACCACGACATCGGGCGCGTAATCGCGCGCCTCGAAGCAGCAACAGGGAAAGCACAATGAAAAAGATATTCGCCGCGATCCTCTCGCTCACCACGTCGCTCGCCTTCGGCACGACGCTCAGCCCGATTACGCTACTGAACCCAGCCGGCTCATCGAGCGGCCAGGCCATCGTCTCTACCGGGGCGAGCAGCGCGCCCGCGTGGGGCGGCATTGGCGTGAGCGGGATTGCGGCGATTGGCGCAAACACGGTGCTCGCAAACGCAACCGGATCAAGCGCTAGTCCAACAGCGTTCTCCATGCCAGGCTGCTCTGGCGCAACTAGTGCGCTCGGGTGGGCTAGCGGCTCGGGCTTCGCGTGCAATTCGTCCATCAACGCGGCGACGCTTGGCGGCGCAACGTTCGCATCCCCAGGAACCATAGGGGGCACAACACCGGGAGCGGCCACGTTCACGAATCTGACGGGCACCGGGACGATCTCGCTTCCATCGGCGAGTCTGTCGACAACCGTTCTGAGTGGCCTTGGCACTGGAGTACAAACTGGGCTCCAGACAAGCGTCAATATCGTGGGCGGCTTTGTAGGGTATAGCTTCTCAATCCTGACTGGAGCCGGAATCAGCCCGTATTCGTATGGAGCAGTTGGCAACGGATCGACCGATGACACCACGGCACTTCAGAATTGGATTAATGGCTCGGGGGCCTCGGGCGAGCCCGGGTTCTGTAGCAATGGGGCATACAAGATCACGAAGACGCTGTTAATTTCGGCGCTTCAGACGAAGATCATGGGTCCGGGGGGCACGGCCTGTGCCATCACGCCGGCCTTCGGGACCGCGCCGACGATCAGCGGCGCGGCAGCAGGCGCAACGTATGCCGGCAGCGCGACTTCGATTCGCCTGACAGTCTCATCGACGGCGGCCATTAATGGTGCGATTGAGGTGACGGGTGTTGCCGGAACAACTGAGGCGAACGGCGCATGGCCCGCTGTTGTCATCGACTCCACGCACGTGGATATCGTCGGGCCGACCTTTGTCCACGCCTATACCTCGGGCGGCACGGTCAACTATCCGGCCATTGCGGTGGTGCCTTCGTCCACCCCGAATACCGCAGCGCAACCGACGCTTGACCTCTCGGGCGTCTACTTCGCGCCACCCTCTCAAAACGCGGGCAATACGGACGTGGCGATTATCACAGGGGGCGCATTCAATTCGCCAGGCTCGGCGGTCATCATCCACGACATGGTAGAAAACGGCTATCGCGGGGGGTTCTTTTTCTGGCAGTCCTACGCCCCAGTATTCCGCAACGTTTTTTTCTACAACAACCAGAGCGCGGCCATCATCGCGAATCAGGACACAAGTTTCTCCAATGGGTTGTTGGATCACGCTGAATTCTTTTCAAATGGTGGCACTTATAGTCAGCCTGCCGTCAACCTTGGTGGGGCGAACTACGTTGAGAACCCGGTCATCTTCGCTTCGCAGTTCTCCGGGAATTACGGTGGACTTCTGTTGAACAATGTCCAAGGCGCAACCGTTCAAGGAAATTATATTGAGAACAACACCAGCTACAACCTGAACTGCGGATCGGCAGCGAACAGCGTCGGTGCGAACATCACTGGCAACTGGCTGAGCTACAACTCCGGCACGAACAGCACATACCTCCAATACTGCACGGCGGCAACGTTCAACAATAACTGGTTGTTCAATCAGACAATCACGCTGGGCGCTGATTCCGTGGTGCTGGCTGGATCTAACAATCTGACGGGCACAGCCGCACTCAACTATGCGGCAGCCACGCCGTCTTCGTTGGTTAGCTCAACTGTTTCAACGCAGGCCATCACGTCCGCGACACCGACGAATGTAACCTCCGTTTCTCTTGCTCAGGGGAATTGGGAGTGCACTGGGGGCACACTCACGCATCCTGCCGGCTCTACGACACAGAGCTCGAACCTGATTGGCTTGAGCAGGACTAGCGCAACTTTTCCTGGAACTGTTTCCCAGGAGGTTTTAGCGAATTCCACTTCGAGCGCGGGGCTATTCGTTGGACAGATGGTTGGCCCTGTGTATTACACGCTCACCACCGCAACGACCCTCTATCTGGTCGCGCAGGCGAACTATGCAGTGAGCACGCTCACGATTGACGGCGATATTCACTGCCACCGGATTTTCTGAGAGTGGCTACGGCTTCTGGAAGCGCCGCATCTCGCTCTCAGGCCACGGTTGATAATTGTCCACGGGCGACGAGCGCAGATACCAGTCGCCGTAAGTCCCGCCATTCCCGCCGCTGGCGCCGCTGCCTGAGCTGGCGCTAGTCGATCCTCCAAAGGCGCCGGCTGCAGCGCCTACGGCTCCGTTGTTTCCGCCTCCGTGGTGGCCTTGATTGGCAGAAGTGTTTGCAGCGAACGAGGAAACGGAGAAGGAAAGGGCCGCGATGGCGATGATGATCTTGCGCATGGTGAATCTCCTGGTGCGATAGATGGTTATCGGCACGCCCGGCGCATTCCTGAGCCGATTTGCGCCTGAAGTTCGTCCGTGAGAACGAGGCGCAGCTTGCCGTGGATTTGCGTTTCGTCAATGCCAAGCCACTCCGGGAGTGCTGGCAGGTAGCCACCATCCACATGGGCGATGTGCTCGGCAGCCAGGGTGCGAACGGTCTTCTCGTCGCAACCGACCGTATCGGCAATCTGTACGAACGGCTGAAGCACGCACTTCTGGCAAGCATCGGGGAGAACCGTGTATTCGGCCTCGATGACGTACTCGTCGTTCTCGACTCGTACGTTGGTCGGCGTCCAGCCTGGAAGGTCAAGGATGTCTGTCATGCGCTAAGAGAAGCAAAGTCCGGAGGAGCAATTGTGCCCGAACAGCACGCCATTCCGGTCATCCAGGTCTGCCTCATCCAGCGGCACGCAGTCGTGATGCAGATAGGCGTTCGGGTCGCGCTTCCGAATCTGCCGGTCGAACTGGATAGCCTGCTGCCACTCGGCCGGTCGACTGCGGATGTCGCGCCACTCCTGAGCAGTATGGTTCGGGCATTCGACGCACGAGCTACGGGGCGGCGTCGGCCAACCCATGCGCTCGACGAGCGCAACACAGTCACCCCGGTTCATGGCGCGCTCAATCAGCGGGTAGCGGTTCATCCACTTCCCCTTGGTGCGCGTCATCCGCTCCATCTCATCGGTGCTGATGCCAAGCCACATATCGCACTGGGAAACACGCTGAGCGCTGGCCCAACGCTGAACGACTCTGCGCTTCCACTCTCCCGAGCAGTACCCAGGGAGTTTGCCGGGCTCATCATTCAGGTTGGTAAAGACCGGCATAAGCAGCGTTTCGCCATCGCTGCCACCGTACAGGTCAACTGTGGCGTACTCGCTCTTCCTTACCCGGTGAAGCGTCACGCCAACGGACTGGAGCGCAGGCGTTATTACCGCATCCATGTACGCCCAGGTAGTGGACTGTTCTCGTTCGGTGTCCACGATGATGGCCAAGTCCGGCTTATCAATCTTCCCCGAGACGATGAGCGCCGCAATCGCAGCCGACTGAACCCCACCGCCAGATGCCCAAAGCTGTGTACGAGTCATGTCAATTCCACACGTTGCGGCGGCCTCGGATGCCGCGCGCTGTACAGTTCGAGCGCCTCCAAGGCAGCTTTTCTGGATTCGGTCATGCTGTTGCCTCTTCGAAGATCGATGCCCTACGGCATTTCACGAGCACACCACGCTTCTCGCGAATTCTCTGCTGCGCTTCCCTATGCTCGCGTTCGCGCGCATAGACACGCTTCGCATCAACGCCTTCACCGATCGCGTATAGCTTCACTGTGCGGTTCTTTCCATGTGGGCTAGGGCCGAAGGCGGCGATGTGAATCAAACGTGCCTTGTGCGCTTGCCTGATGTACTTATCGATCGATGTTCGCCAATCTCCCGACAGTTCCGTTAGTCGGTTAGGCGAGACTGGCCCATGTTTTCGGATCAATTCGACGAGTTCGAATAGTTTGACCGTCGGTTTCGACATCACTTCCCCCTCACCACTTTAAACACGACACAGATAATCGCGACCGTCAGCCATATGGCCGGGTGGCGTTTGCGGATGGCGGCGTATCGTTCAGTCATGGCTTAGGCCGGTTGGCTCCGCCCCATTGCGTCTGAGACCGGGCCAGTCAGCGGCACAGTCGCGGCAGCTTGGGGAGCGGCGCGGCGTAGAGCGCAACTTCATCCGGCTCTGCAACGTGGCCCGTTTCATTCCAGTACACCCAGGCGTCGGAGGACTCATCTTCAACGAGCGCCAGTTGCTCTTTCGTAATCCAGCATACCGGCTCTTGCGCTCCGCCAGCAGCTATCGCGGCGATATGCTCGATAAGCGACAACTGGTCACGCTTCCAGTCGCTTTCATCGTGTAGAGGGTGAACATTTTTTCTCCGTTAGAGGGTTGCAGAAAATTCGACGCAGAATGTTTGTGCGGCGTGCGACTCTATTTTCTGGACATACTCAGTGAATTGCGGCTTCGTCATTTGCGTTGTGCTAATCGCAACCAATCCGTTAGGACCTTCCTGTTTAGGCGCGAACTGATCTTTCATCGCTTCGTGCCATGCCTCGCGCGAGAAGCGCTTTCCGTCAATTACGGCCTGCTCCGCGATTTCGGTTAGAAGGCTCCAGTAGAGCCGGTTCTGTTCATTCGACCGCTTCTGCGCGTACTCGCTGATTTCAACGACAAGCGGCCGTCCCGCAGCGTTTGCAGCGCCCGCAGTCGAGCGAATGAAATCGATCATTCTGCGGGCGATCTCGGGATCGCGGAGGATGTACTGTTTCATTTGACTTCCAATCTCTGGCCGCGCTCCAGATGACAACCCGGTACTGTCGCACCATCCTTCAAGGCTTGAGCAATCAGTTTCTTATCCGGTTGCGGTACGGGCGGTGGCGGATCGGTCAGATATGACGCCGGAATCTGCTCCTCATCGTCGATCACGACGGACGCCGGGTTGTCTCGAATCGCGATCTTGAAGAGCGGGCATTCGATCTTCTGGATACCGGCGAAGATCATGCTGTCCATCACGTATTGGCGGATGCGTGCCGCGCGATTCTCGTATGCCTTTCGACGTTCGGCCATTGCCTTTTCAGCGGTTTTGATCTGCTCAGCGGTCGCTTCCAGATTGCGTACCACGGAAACCACATTGACAGCTTTCGCCTCAATGTCACCGGAGATAGATTCCAGAGTATCTGCAAGTGTGACTTCGTCCAAATCCGTCTCAGTCAACTTAGCGGCGGCATCGCGATACTCTGCGGCGATCTGGAATAAAGTCAGTGCACTCATGCTGTCACCTCCAGTTCGGTCTTGCGGCTATCCTTCGCTTCGGCCAGTATTTCCTCTGCCACGGCATCCTTGACGGCGTGCGCGGCTTTATAAGCAGTCGTATAGGCCGTTTTGAGCGCGTCCATATCTTTCGCCGCAGCGATGGCGTCTGTGTGGCGCTTCAAGATGCTGGCTGACAAGCCCGGAATAGCCTGAACCTCATGCGTCGTCGAATCCGCGTCGTTATCGCCTTCTGTCGGGATCGCGAATGTCTGCATAGCGGCATACTTGTACGCGGCGCTCATTGCCTTGTTGCTGCTCTTGTCGCCAGAGTCCATCGCCTCACCGACCATTGAAATGGTGTGCTTGCTGCCGTCCTCGGCACTCACCATGTCGAATTCCATATGTACGGTCGTATAGAACAGCACGCCACCTTTGGCGGTCGTGCGTTCGACCTGTTCCCGACTCATCACACGCGGTAGGATGCAGAGCTGGTGCTTGGCAAGAAGCGGGGAAAGCGCGCAATACACGTCGTCAATCCCCCGGAACGAATATCCTTGCTGCACGTTCTTACGGTTCTTCTCGATCCCAACCTTGGATAGTTCCGCTGTCACGCGTGCGATTGCTTCGTATACTTTTGCGGTGGTCATTTCTACTCCTCATCTGTTCGTATGCGTGTAGCGCATCTAGCGCCTCCTGCTGTTCCTGTTCCTGCTGAACCTGCATCCAGAAGTCGGGGCCGTCTCTCACGTCGCGCCTCGCTGATGCAAAACAGCGTTAACCTGCGCGTCGTTGTCCGGTATGACTGCCAACGTGATCGCGATCAGCAGGAGCCAGCCAAGCCCGATTGCCTGGATCGGGTGGCGCTCGAAGTAGCGGTTGATCTGTTTCATTTCGCGCTCCGTTTGTTTGCAGCGCGGCCGATAGTCCCGATTGCGCGCTTGACAGCGCCGAACTGCCTACGCGTTGATTTGCGTTCTTGAATGAATCCATGAGCGGCAAGACATGCTGGGCACACGCCGGACAAATGCTCGCGAATCGCTTCGTCGGATAGCCATTCAAGCTCAGGTCCGCTGCAGTAATCGCCGTCGACTGTTTCCGGCGTGTATGCGGCCTTTAGATGCGTAGGGTCATCGTCTCCGCCGAAAATGATTTGACCGTCAGGCTTTGTGATGCATGCGCGCTTGCCATTCTCGCCAGGGCAACCGTCCAACGCGTCGCCAATAGCTTTTGTGAGACGCCTGATTTCGGCATTAAGTCGCGCATAGTCCGCGCATGCCTTGAGTGCTTTATCGCTCATCGCGTAACTCCCAGCACGAACGAGACATACCATCCGGCACCGATAGCAGCGCAGCATGCAAACATGTAGAGCTTGGCTCGGATCGGCGTCCGCTCGCGGCTCACGTGCAAGCGGGCGTAGGCATTGAACGCCTGATTCAGGGTGCGCGGTACAGGCCGGTAGTGACGAGAATCTTTCGAAAACATGCCCTCATTCCTCCGCATTAATCATTCGGCTAAAAAGGTCGTGCGCACTGGCCTGCAAGGTTTTCACAGTCGGTTCAAGCTTGTCCCCTGCGGCGGCCCGTGCGGCGGCCCGTGCGGCGGCCCCTGCGGCGGCCCCTGCGGCGGCCCCTGCGGCGTCCTCTGCGGCGGCCCCTGCGACGTCCCATGCGGCGGCCCATGCGGCGGCCCATGCGGCGTCCCATGCGGCGGCCCGTGCGGCGGCCCGTGCGGCGGCCCCTGCGGCGGCCCCTGCGGCGGCCCCTGCGGCGGCCCCTGCGGC